AGCGAGGAATTATATAGATCTAACCCTGATAAAAGACTATTTGAAAAAGAAAGTGTCGCACTTATGTATATGGTACAAAGTAAAAAACAATAAGTCATGATAGTAATATCTACCCTAATGTGTTCTGGATGGATTCCAGATGGATTAGAATTATCAATATTTTTATTATTGCTATTATTAATATACTTAAAAATAAAACTTTAAAATATGAAAACAAACGAACAAATTGTAATGAGGGCAGTATCAATAGTATGTGGTGTACCCCCTGACAAAATAGTAAGAAAGGGAAGATCAAGCAGAAGGCAAGATGTAGTAATAGCAAGGCAAATGTTATGTAATTTACTTTTTGAAAATTATAATTATACCTATTATCAAATACGAGATGTAATAGGTTATAAAAATCATGCCTCATCTATTCATGCAAGAAATATGCACAAACAAGATATTTCTTTTAATAATAGTTATAGAAAATCGTATAGCAAAATATTATCAAAACTAAACATAGCTATCAGTAGCGAAAAAGAAATAAAAAATGCATACGAGGATCTAAAACTAGAGCATGAAAAAGCAAATAAACTAATAGAAATGCTAAAAGATAGACTAAAAGCAGAAGAAAAAGCAAAAGACAAATATCAACAAAAGTTAATAACTTTAAGTAAAAAATATTGTCTTAGTTACCATTAATGTAAACTATTTTTCTTAATATTGTAAATATAATTTAATTTAATTTATTATGACTAAACTAAAAACAATCAACATCAAGGGCAAGGAATATGTTGAAGTCAATGAAAGACTAAAATATTTCAGAGCAAATTATCCAAACTTTTCATTAGTTACAGAAGTATTACAATGCACAGAAGAACACTGTGTTATGAAAGCTACTGTATTAAATGAACATGGAATAGCAATAGCAACAGGACACGCACATGAAACAAAAGGATCAAGTTTTATAAATAAAACATCTCATGTAGAGGTATGCGAAACATCTGCTTGGGGTAGGGCATTAGGAAACTTTGGTATAGGTATAGATTCATCTGTTGCCTCTGCTGATGAGGTAAATAATGCTATTAAAATGCAAGAATCAACAACGCCTAGCTTAAAGAATAAACCAACAGGCAAAAAGAAATTAAATACAAAGCAATTTAATGCAATGATGGAACACATCAGGGATGGACAAGCACTACTTGTTTCTCAAAGAATGAATAGTTATTCATTAACAGAGAGTCAGAGAAAATTACTAGAGGCAGAAATACAAAAACAATCATAAATTATGGACTTTAAAAAACACATAGAATTATTTAAAAGTGATACTGAATATTATGGAGACAAGAACTTCATAACAAGTTCACAGCTTGGAAAGTTGGCTCACTCTCCTGCTAAGTTGGAATATTACAGATTATATGGACAAGATGATACAAATGCACTGTTATTTGGTAGAGCTTTTCACATGAATGTACTTGAAAGGGATAAGTTTAAAGAGAATGTAATTGCTTATGAGGGAGCAACAAGGAGAGGTAAGGCATGGGAAGAATTTAAACAAGAGAATGAGGGCAAAACAATAATAACACAAGGGGAGATGAGGAGTGTTAATATAATGAGAAACAAGCTACGATCTATACCTAGAGTAGCAGAACTATTAACTGGTGGAGAGGCAGAGGTTGTTAATTGTTGGCAAGATAGCGATACAGGTGTGCTTTGTAAGGGTAAAGCAGATTATATCAAGAATGATAATGGTAGAAAAATAATTGTTGATATTAAAACAACACAAGATCATAAAGAGTATCCCTTTAGAGGTTCTTGCAATAAGTATGGATACGATAGACAATCTGCTTTTTATTTAGATGGATTTGGGGCAGATGAGTTTTGGTTTATAGTTATAGAAAAGACAGAGCCATTTGACATAGGTGTTTATATGTGTAGTGATGAGTTTTTAGGCACTGGTAGAGACAAGTACAAGGGCTTACTTAACTTATACAATGAATACTTTATAAAGCAAGACAAGGAAATTACAGATTATTATATAGAAACAATACTTTAAATTTAAGACTATGAACCTAAAACAAGAACTTAAAGCGAGAAAGATTACACAACAAGAGTTGTCAGACCACATGTGTGTCTCTCGCCCAACGATTTCAAAAAAGATACATGCTCCTGATACTTTTACTGCTCAAGAGATTAGATTAATATCAGAGTTACTAAAAGTAGATGAAGTGTGGGCTTTTTCGAATTTATTCAGATAATTATTAACTAAAATTTATATAAAATGACAGAAAAAAAGGAAACTGTTTATTGTGGTAATGGTAAAGAAGTAAAATTTGATGATGGAGGATCTATCATTAATGCAACCATCCACTTAGGAAAAATCAAAGAGCATGTCTATGATTACGAGGGTAATAAATATGTAAATATTACAATCGCAAAAAATAGAGATGGGGCAAATGAGTATGGTAAGACTCATCATGTCAAGATCAATGATTACAAACCTGAACCTAAGAAAGAAAAGGTTGAGGAAGACTTACCATTTTAATTAAATTAACAATTAAGGGGGTGCTCCTCGTAAGTAGATATTATTTTCTCAGAGGTATGTGTAGTTTTTCCATAATTTCAAGCACATGAGAGCCCCCTTTTTTAAATTATAACTATGCTTATAAAAGTAAATAAAGACTCATTTATAGAGAGTTCAAAAATAGACCAGTATTATTTAGATGGTAAAACAATAGTGTTTTATATATCATCAAGAGAGCATAAAGAAGTATATCCAACAGAAAGTTTTGCAATGGGTGTATTTAAAAATATAGCAAACTCTTTTAGAGATGCGACTAATGAGACTATTGTACTAAAACCTAGCGAGAAGATATTGTCAGAGAAAAAGGATATGTTTGAAGACTTTTGGATTAGGTACGATAAAAAAATAAACAAGGATGATGCCCTTAAAAAATGGAAAAAGCTATCCATGGTTGATATGAGAGAGGCACTAAAGATGGTAGATTCCTATGTAAAATCAACACCAGACAAGCAGTATAGAAAAAATCCATCCACTTGGATATATCAAAAGGCATGGAGAAATGAAGTAATAAATAAGTCTGAGCAAGTAAAAACAACTTATGTAAAACCAACATACACAGATGTCAGTAGATAACAAACAAATAGAGAGAACACTAATAGGTAAGCTAATACTTAATCCTCAGGACTTTTATAATAATCATAGTCTATTGAGCCCTGAACTATTTAACGATCCTAAAAACAAGAGAATATATACCTACCTATCAAAAGAATTAGAGGATGGTAATAAGGTAGACTTAGTTACTTTATCAGAGAAAATATCTAAGAATGGAGAAGATTTAACCAATGATGTAGCAAAAATGATAAGTGAGGATGCTTATTTAGAAACACAAGCACTCACTTGTATACTTGTTTTAAATCAGAAAAAGAAAAAAGAACAACTACTTAGTTTAAATAGACAGATTTCTACAATGTTAGAAAGAGATGATGACTTATTTGATATAATAGAGTATGTAGAAGAACAGGTTGGTAAAATAGGTAATGTATCTAAAGATGAAATAGTAGATGTATCAGAACAGCTTGGTGGATTATTGAAGGATATAGAATATAAAATGAATAATGAGGGTTTAAATGGTATAACAACAGGATTTAATTCTGTAGACAAGTTCACAGGTGGATGGCAAGAAACAGATTTGGTTATTATTGGTGGTGCATCATCTATGGGTAAGACATCACTGGCCTTGGCTTTCGCTTTTAACTCTGCCTTTATAGGCGAGAGCCCCACCTGTCTGTTCTCTTATGAAATGAGTTCTAAACAGTTATTAAGCAGATTAATATCATCAGATACTGGAATAGACAATAAATGGATACTAAAAGGAACTTTAGATCAAAACGAGCTCATAAAAATACATGAAAGTGTAGGCAGGATAGAGGGTATACCACTGTATGTAGATGAATGTTCTTCTTCTTCATTAAAATACCTTTTGAATAGAATAAGGCAGTATGTGATAACAAAAAAAGTAAAGTTGTTTATGGTAGATTATCTACAATTAGTTACTAATGATAAAAAGGGCAGAAGTAGAGAGCAAGAGGTGTCAGAAGTAGCAAGATCTCTAAAAAACATAGCAAAAGAGCTAAACATTACTATCATTGCACTGTCTCAACTTAATAGAGGTGTTGGACAAAGAGCAGAAAGTAGACCAACTATTGCAGATTTAAGAGAATCAGGAGAAATAGAACAAGCTGCAGATATGGTTGTGCTTGTTTATAGACCTGAGTATTATGGAATAAAAGAGGATGAAGATGGACAGAGCACAGAAGGATTAGCAGAAATTATATTTGCAAAAGGTAGAAATGTTGGTACAGGTGTACTAGGGTTAAGATTTCAAAGAGAGTTAACTAAGTTCTATGAAATACAAAACTAAAGAAAAAAAAGCCATAGACATGGCTAGGGGTAAAAGAGCAGAGAAAGAATACGCAAGTATTTACAATAGTAGAATTGTAGAGTGGCCAACAGAAGAAGAGGATATGAGAGAGCATTGGGATGTAAAAATAGGTGGTAAAAAAATAGATGTTAAAGCCATAAAAAAAAATAATGAAAATATACATTTTGTAGAGTTTAGAAACGTGCAAGGTAATAAAGGTTGGTTATATGGAGATGCTGATGGGTTTGCTTTTGAAACA